AGTTGTGATCGCTGCTCCCTTTCTACCTGCACCACTTAAGCCAGAATTGGCTGTTAGAGTCTACGGAGTCGACACGCCAGAAAAAGGGTTCAGAGCACAATGCCCTAGCGAAGACCAAAGAGGACAGGCCGCTTCCGCTTTCACTAAAAATGCAATTGCCACAGCAGCAGCTCAGGGTGGAAAGTTTCAAGCAACTCTATATGGATGGGACAAGTTTGGTGGTCGTGTTCTCGGCGACATTCTAATTAACGGACAAAGTCTACGTTCTGCTCTAATTGCTAACGGGTACGCTCGTGAGTACTACGGCGAAGCAAAACAAAGTTGGTGTAACTAATGAAATCCTTTAGAGACTATCTACAAGAGGCTGAGCAATCTCTTTACGGGATTGCCGAAGCTCAGCCAAAGAAACAGGACGACGAAGATAAAAAGTCAAAGCCAGTTAAAGACAAAGATGACTGGAGCGATCTTGATGACTTATTTGCTCCAAAAGCAGATCAACCTTTAACTACTGTAGATCCTAAGAGCGAAAAGAACAAAGACGAAAAGCCTAAAGATGATGGCCCGGACGTTAGAAAGAAAGTAGGACAAGCAGACACACAACGAGCTGTTGGCAACATTACTCCTACAAATCAAATGCGAGATATGATGAGTCGCATGAGAGACATCGAAGCTGACGATTCGGAATACCCAACACCGGACGATGCAGAAAACTTACCAAGCACAGAAGTTAACACAGCTAATCTTCCAGCTATTGCAGGAGAAAGGTTAGTAGCAGCAGGAGTTCAAGATCCGGACTTCCACCAAGTAGCTAACTTGCCAGGTAATATGAGTCGTGCTATTCGCACACTAGGAAAAGCTCTATTCCGCAGCTTTACTAGAACTCCTACAGAAGACATTTACATGATTGGAAATGTAGGAGGACAAGGTCCTAACACTAACCAAGAAATCAACGCAGTTGCAGGATGGTTACGTGATGAGGGCGACGAAGTATCTGCTGGCGACATTGACTTTGACACTTCTATTCCTGGGTACCAAGCAGACATTAGACAATATAGAGCAGCAGGTATTCGCTGGCTAGTTGTTATGGACGAGTTTGGCAAGTACATATATTCCTGGCCAGAAAAGGACAGTTTAGATGCTGAGAATACTCCAGAACTAGGCGGACCAGAGCAGGAAGAGCCTCGCAAGTTAACTAGATAAATATCATTATGAGTACAGCACAAATAAAACAATTCGTACAACTTTGTGAAACTTTCCTCCCAGAAGTTAGTTCTGCCACAGGATTAATTAACGGCAAGGAAGGCGGCAAAGAAGTTATTAAATTCCTACACGCACAAAAGGGAATGGCCCATAATCAAGCATTTCAAGAGATTCCAAAGATTTCCTGGAGCCTTTTAAAAGATAGTTATAAAGGTGCTTGGGTTATTATTATTGGTGACAAGGGTGTAGGAGCTATCAAATCTAAAGACAGTAGCTACGAAACCGTAGCTAGCACTGGCGGAGAAGTTAAAACATTTAGCGACTCTCGAGGCGGGAATAACATTGACTTTCTAAAAAATAACATTGGATCTCTCCGTAAGTTCTTTTCTGGTAGAGATACAGGAAAAGTAAGAGATGTTCAAAGACAACGTCAGGACCGTAACGCTGGTGCAGAACCTGGACAAGTTACACAAGATACACTTGTTAAGAAATTTAGACCGTTATGGTCCAAAGCAATTACAGCAGCAATTGCCGACATTAAAGGGCACATTACTAATCAAATTAAAAACGATGCATTTGAAAAAGCAAAAAGAAAGCTCAGCCAAATTGAATCGTTACAAAACGGTTTAGAAGCCATCGAAGCAGGATCGGAAGACATTCCGGGATTTGTTGGTAGCTCTGTACAAATTGCTATTCTTATGGCAGCGGCTCATTATTATCCAGAGCTCACTGGAGAAATTCAAAAATCATCCTACGGCGGCGGATACCGTGCTAGTAACCAAGAAGGCCCACAAAAGTTGTTAGCGGATATTAGTGGGGGCGATACTTCTAAGTTAGGAACCATCCTAGCATTCTTCAAGAGGAGTTTGATCTCAGGATGAAACTAAATCAATTTTTCCATTACGACATCCTTGCAGAAGCCAACGTTGCTGCAAAGATTAAAGATCCAAAGACAATTAAGATGCTTGGCATTGCAATGCGTCACGACGGAACATTACCAAAACATGCTATTGCTAAGTTAGGTCCAAAACCTACTGATGATTCTATTCTTAACCTATGGAGCGAAATGCTCGATAGTTCTTTAAGAAGTACAAAGTACGGAGACCTTTCTGCAGACGGAAAGTTTGACGATTGGCTAACACGCTTATACATTAACGGTCAAGCTGACTACGAAGATATCAACGGCGAAGGTGGCGATGCACTAGGTGCATGGAAAGCTCTAAGTATTCGTGGCAAGTTAAAGCCAGTACATCAAGACTTTAACAAGTTTAAGGGCCTACGTCAGATCCAAGCAATTATTCAAGATAGACAATACAGAGACGAATTACGCAGAATTCAAGACGCTGAAGAAATCGAAAGACACAAACGTGATCGTAAAGAAATTACAATTGTTGATGACGAGCGTTTCTTAGTAGTAGTTCCATTAAACTTTGGTTCATGCTATACATTTAACAACGCACACGGATTTAATGCTAGTTTCTGTACAGGATCTAGTTCAGGTCTACGTTGGTTTAACAATTATGCAGATGACGGTCCTATCGTTAGTATTTTCGATAAAAAGAATCCAGACGATGTTAACGGCAAGTGGCAGATGCATGCCCCTAGTAATCAATTAAACAACGGTAACCAAACAGTTCGTTCAGATGAGAAGTTTGCTGAATTATTCCCAGGTTTAATGAAGAAGATTATTGCAGGCATTCAAGCTAAGGGCGCAGAGATTACAGCAGGAAGTACCGAGATTGTATCCGGCGGTTATGACATTGAACGTGCTGTTGCTGACATTAAGAAACGCTTCCCGTTATCTGTTGCTAGCGAAGCTGAAAAACCAGAATCCGAAGATGATGGTCCTGGCGTTTATCGTGTAACACAAACTGCTAGCGGACGTGGCGCGGACATTCGCGGTGAAAGCAAGCAAGACGTTCTCGATAAAGTGCTAGCTCGTTATCCTCAGTCATCGGCTGAAGATTACACAATCGAAAAGAAACAAGAAGAACAACAGGAAAACGTCCTGTATTAAACACCCTACCTTAGGACCTTATGGTTACTTCAGGGTTGCCCGGCTGCTGGGCAGAGCGTTATGGGAGTCGTGCCCCGGAATGGCGTTCTAAGTGAGCACTAATATAAAAAGCCCCTTTCGGGGCTTTTTTATATCTTAAACAAATGTTTCTTCTTTAAGTGCAGCCTTGCCTTATTAAACTGTACAGCACTAATAACTAGTCCGGCAGTCCAAGGTAGGCTTGCTAATACCCAATGATCTAATCCTGCCCACCAGTTTACTAACAGTGGCTCTTTAATCAACATTTGGAAAGCAACAATAAACAGGACAAATGATCCTAAGAACACAGCGTCCGGATATTTTTGTAACACCTTGCTAACAAGTCCTGCACCAAATAAGATAATTGGCACACTGATTAGTAGACCGGCAATCACTAAAATAAAACTACCGTTGGCAGCAGCAGCGATACCTAGTGCATTGTCAATACCCATAACAGCATCTGCAACTACGATTGTTGAGATAGCACCCCAGAATGTATCTGCGGCTTTAACATCGTGTTCTTCGTTGTTAAATGCTAGCTTCCAGCCAATCCATATTAATGCAACCGCACCAATAAGTCTAAGACCCGGAATCATTAACAAGTATGTTAGAGCAGCAACAGATACAAAGCGAATAGCTACGGCACCAAAGGTACCCCAAAATATTGCTTTTCTTCTAAGCTCAGGCTGTAGTTTATTAGCAGCCATTCCGATAACAAGTGCGTTATCTCCTGCTAATACAATGTCAATCAAAATGATTGCAAGAAATGCCCATAGGGCTTGGATCGTAAAGAGTTCCATAATCTTCCTTTAAAAGTTATGGTCTCACCTCTTTGCCTAGACACCGGGCATATCTATGCCGTGTTGACGATATCTAAGGCCAACCCCGTTGGCTGGTTACTCCCCGTGTTTTATTTATTCACCTACGATACGCTCGTAGATCTCCTTCCAGTTAGTTACTCTAGGAATTTCTGCATGTTCAAAGTCCATGTTATGACCATGTTCAACAAGCAAAGATCTTAGACCAACCTTCTGCCCTGCAACAGCGTTAGTGATCTTATCTTCAATCCACCAACAGCCTGTATCTCTGTATCGTTCTAGAACTTGATCCTTGTCAGCACCAGTGTCTAGAATAATAAATTCATCAAATGCCGTTTCACCAAACAGCTTGCGAATGTTCATCTTACGAAGTTTCTGAGCATTGCGATCTTTGCTCAGACTAGTGATGCAGTGAAAAGTGTAACCGTGCTTTTCGTGTAAGAGTTTAACATAATGTTGAGCATCGCGAAGTGCAGGCAAGAATCCAATCGCAGCACTTTCGTTGAACATTTTAATTAACTTTTTGCCTTGTTCAACATCAATACCGTAGCGTTTGCCAATTGAGTAAACTAGCTCTCCGCCTTCTTGTTTTTTAAAGCCGTGTTCTTCCATCCAAACGTGGAAAGCCCACTCCCAGTCCAAAATGACGCCATCTGCGTCAGTGAGAATAATTTTATTTTTCATATGCTAATAATATACTCAGTTAATGAATTTGTCAACCCAGCGAGCTGAGCCATAAATACTTGGCTTAAAGGAGAACTCATGAAAAAGCGAAATTACACACAAGACACAGTCCGTAAGTTACAAGGCTCATTACAAATTGAGCATACATTAGCCAAACGTGGTGCTACCAAACTACGTGAATTACTAGCAACAGAACCATACGTTAATACGCTAGGTGCATACAACGGCCAGATGGCAGTACAACATGCCAAGGCAGGACTTAAAGCAATTTATCTATCGGGCTGGCAAGTAGCCGCAGCCGCAAACACAGCAGGACAAACATATCCAGATCAAAGTTTGTATCCTGTAAATTCAGTACCAACAATCGTCAAACAAATTAACAATGCTTTCCGTCGTGCTGATCAAATTGAATACAGCGAAGGCAACGTGACTACAGATTACTTCTTGCCAATTGTAGCAGATGCAGAAGCAGGCTTTGGCGGTGCTCTGAATGCCTACGAATTAATGATGGCAATGATTGAAGCAGGTGCCGCAGGTGTTCACTTTGAAGATCAATTATCTAGTGAAAAGAAATGCGGACACCTAGGCGGTAAGGTTTTAATTCCAACTAGTCAAGCTATTCGTAACCTACAAGCCGCAAGACTTGCCGCTGATGTAGCAGGAGTTGACACAGTTATTCTTGCTCGTACAGATGCAGAGTCGGCAACACTTATTACTAGCGACCACGACCCACTAGACAAGGACTTTATTATTAATGAACGCACTGAAGAAGGATTCTACAAATTCCGCAACGGATTGGATGCTTGTATTGCTCGTGGGCTTGCCTATGCTCCCTATGCAGATTTACTTTGGTTTGAAACTTCTACACCTGATCTAGAACAAGCTAAGAAGTTTGCTGATGCTATTCATGCAGTTTATCCAGACCAGATGCTTTCTTATAACTGTTCGCCAAGTTTCAACTGGCGTAAGTTCTTAAGTGTAGAAGAGTGTGAGGCATTCCAACGTGAACTAGGTAAGTTAGGTTATAAGTTCCAATTCATTACACTAGCAGGTTTCCATTCTGTTAACCTTGCTACTTTTGAACTTGCCGAAGCATACAAGGCACGCGGCATGGCTGGTTATTCAGAAATGCAAGAGCGTGAATTTGCAGCACAAGCTAGAGGGTTTACTACAGTTAAACACCAACGTGAAGTAGGTGTTGGTTACTTTGATTTAATCAGCGAAGCAGTTGGCGCATCAAGTACCGTGGCAAATAAGAACTCAACTGAAGCGGATCAATTTCATTGATGCGTAAGTTTGCCTGGTTACCTACTAGAGTCAGCAGTGGCAAGTTAGTGTGGCTTGAACATTACTATCTCTATAAGTCGCTCTACGACTCTAGTACAGGCAGACCCCCTCTAAACAGCCTATATTTTGTATATTCTGAAACGTCTAAAGAAAAGACATTTAGGCTCTTAAAAGAATCAGTAAGGCATAATAGGAATGTTTGGAACGATCCTATTTTAACGGAGAAAGACACACTATGTTAGAAACAATATGCGATATCCTAGTAGAAGCATACAAGCGTAACTGGATCACTAGCAGAGACGGAAATATATCCATCCGTCATCACGATCGCGATCACTTCTATGTGACACCGTCTGGTGTTCGTAAGCAGACATTGCAGCCAGATCAATTTAAAAAAATAAAAATACTCGGCGAAGCTTGGGAAGAAATGCCCTACAGCGACATTAGTATCGGCCTAAAACCCACAGGTGAAATGCCTTTACACTTTGGGTTACAGAAAAAGATCTACAATGATGAAGTTCGTGTTGTTACGCACATTCATCCTACTTACATTGTAGCAGCGATGCACGCCGGGATTGAATTAGCAGATCTTGCTAACGACTTTCCAGAACTTAGCAGATACACTAGGGTTGCTCCTAACGTAGGCGATGTACCGCCAATTAGCCAGGAACTAGGAGATCAGTGCCATGAAAAGTTGGGTTTAAATCATAGCACAGGAGAGATTAAGTACGATATCGTTGGTATTAAAGGACACGGAGTTGTAGCTATAGATTCCTCGCCTTGGAGATCATTCGAACATATTGAAAGGCTAGAACATATCTGCAAGATAGTTTTAAGCTCGGGGAATTATTAATGTTAGAACTTTTATACACCTTGGTGATGGTACAAATCACCATTGCCTGTGTTACTCTTTATCTACACAGATCGCAAACACATAAAGCAGTTGCATTTCATCCTGCCGTAAATCATTTCATGCGTTTTTGGTTATGGCTCACAACAGGAATGGTTACCAAACAATGGGTAGCTATCCATCGCAAACATCACCAAGCCAGCGATACAGAATCAGATCCGCATAGTCCGCAGGTTTACGGAATATGGCGTGTACTATTTGGCGGCGCTGCATTATACCATAAAGCAAGTAAAGATCGTATTATGGTTGAGAAACTAGGAGTCGGAACTCCGGACGATTGGATGGAAAGAAACGTTTACTCCGCACACAGTCGCTCAGGGATAATTTTAATGTTGGTCATAGACCTATTGCTCTTTGGCCCGTGGGGATTGTTAGTGTGGGGTATTCAAATGATCTGGATACCGTTCTGGGCAGCTGGTGTAGTTAACGGACTGGCCCACTGGTGGGGTTATAGAAACACAGATACTCAAGATACTAGTCGTAACATTGTTCCTTGGGCACTGTGGATCGGCGGTGAAGAGCTACACAACAATCATCATGCAGACGGTGCAAATCCTAAGTTTAAACAACGATGGTTTGAAATAGATATAGGATGGATTTATATCCGCATACTACGATTCTTTGGTTTAGCTAAACTAAGAACAGACAAGTAATACATCATAAGAAAAGGGCCTTAACGGCCCTTTTCATTTACTATAATAATATAACTGCTATGCAGCGGATAAATTACTTCTTAGCGCCAGTATTTACAAAAGCATACATCTTTTCAGCAGTTTCTAGAACTTTGTCTAGGCCTGGGAATTCTGGCATACCTACTTGTGTAACGATTTGGCCAGTTTTCTCATCTCGCTGTGCTGACATTTCCCAACCATGAAACTTCATGGAGTATTCTGATTGAACAATATCCTTAGCCATTGCTAGAATATCTGTACGGATTTCATATCCGTTCTTATTGAACTTTACTTCTGGCATTTTTGGTGTTTGAATTTCTGACATAATTTTTCTCCTGTGTGTGTTTATTATTTGCTTGTAGGCATCTTGAATAATGCGCTAGAATTCTTAACAAGTGCTTGTGCAATAGCCAAAGACGCGTCAACAGATGTCTTAGTAGCTTGACCTTGAGCATCGATTAGCTTGATTAGTTCTTCTTTGAATTTTGCGTCGGTAACGAATGTGTTAACGATTTGCTTTTTGCCGCTCTGAATAGAGTCGATGATTTGATTGTGTGTAAACATGTGATTCTCCTGTGTGTGTTAAGTTTACGATCTGCTACAACTTTGCAGCTGATGTACTATTATATATCTCTACTTTAGGAATTGCAAGGGAAAAGTGATCATTCTGGCAAAACGCCTTTGAACTTTTCCCAAGTGATCAAACCTTGCTAGATTACTATCGATTACTTCGTGAACTACACTTGATGGTGTAGCCTCTGGGATCTTAATATCTGCAAGAGTCTCCCCTTGATCATTGATCAATATGCCGTGCTTTCCGGCTAATTTCTTAATAGCAGTGTTTGTAGTCAAACAGACCATACATCCACCTTTAATACCGCGATTCTGGCACCATTCAACACAACGAGCCATTAGGCTACTGCCCATGCCTTGCCCTTGGTATTCTTTAAGTACGCTAAAAGCTAGCTCTAATTCTTCACCTTCTAAGCTAATATGTCCTGCACCGACTACTTCTAATTCGTCGTTTTCAATAACAAAAATCTTGTGATCTTTAGTATTGGCTTCAAACTTATCGCAGAGAGAGTTGATCATCTCGTCTCTAATTTGGTAACCAAATCGTAGGTATTTGCTGTGATCGTCTAGAGCTAACAGATGTTGACGATACCTATAGTACTCGTGCGGCTGTAGACGATAAACTAAATGTGACATTTTACTTGCTCAGCATCAACGCCTTAGCTTCTGCATGTAGACCTTGGCGGGCTAGGCTAGTAGCTGCTTTAGCTTTTCCAATACTTTCGAAGATTTCGTAGATTGCGTGTAATAGTTTTTTCATAGTAATTTTCCTTGTGAGAGTTGGTTGTCGAACTGACGTGTAAGACGTTCTATGTCTCCCCCGTTTTGCGGGTTGTGACTGATGATGTAGCGTTCCAATTCGGAGCTATAAGATGCCTGGGTAAACCAGCGTTTGAATAATTTTGCTAACATAAAACTGTGTCCTAGTGTATCAGTATTTACCATGAGTATGCTGCATCTGCACATTTATTGTCAACCTTGACACAGTTCAGAGGATAATATATAATGAATAATATTTGGTTAAATACACTATCACTTCGGGAATAACATGAAATTACGCACTCGATCGATTCTGCAAGAGCTCAATGAAGTTGCAGAAGTACGAAACAAAGACGGCCTCTATGAAAGTAGAGCCATCAACATCATCAATTCAGCTATTAATTTGGTCGAAGCATTAAAAACGCACTACGGATTAGAAGAAGCAGATGAACTAGAGCGCAGACTAATCAACGCTATTAAAGGACAAGATCCTGCTAAATTCACCCGTGGAATCCGTAAGATTTCCGAAGCCCGAAAACAGAATAAAAAAGTTTTGGAATCCAAAGAAGATGAGTGATTTATACGAAGGCGGCAACGTATTCAAAGACGAAGCCGGTACAATTTTAACTAGAAACATTGCTAGGGCAGATGTTCTACCAACAGTAAGGTGGCTTGAAACTGTTACTGGTTTAGAACTAACTGACCACATGTTAGGAACAACCGGCAAGAAAGAATTCAGCGGCGACTTAGACATTGCCATTGACGCTAACGAAGTAAACAAAAACGAATTCGCAGCCAAGCTAGGCGACTATATTAGCAAGCAAGGAGGAGATCCTAAAGACTGGATTAGAAAGTCTGGAATCTCTGTACACTTCAAAACTCCAATTAAAGGAGATGAGAAAAACGGTTACGTTCAAGCAGACTTTATGTTTGGTGAGCGTGATTGGATGAAGTGGTCTATGACAGGAGGCCGCGAAGGCTCTGAGTTAAAAGGCTCACACCGCCACATGATTCTCAGCAGTATCTCAAAGGCAAGAGGACTCAAGTGGAGTTTTCAAAACGGTCTAATGAATCGTGAAACTAACGAAGTAATTACAAAAGACCCTAACGAGATCGCTAAAAAACTTCTAGGACAAACTGCAACTCCTAAGGATCTACAAGATCCAGAAGCAATTATTGATTACATTATTAAACTTCCTAACTACGAAGAATTAGTAGCAGATGCTAGACAAGCGTTAGAAAAGGAAGGAGTCAAACTTCCTATTGCGGGTAAAGTAGAAAGCTTCACTCCGGGATCAGGTGCATGGTTCCGTAAAATGATTGAAATTGTAAAATGAGAGCTTTTGAATTTATTCTTGAGGGCGGATGGGATACAACAGTTACTCAAGGTACTGTTATTAATCCGGCCGCAGTTAAGAAAGCTCTTACCACCGTAGAAAAATTAATTGGCGGATTTAATTATTTCCTGTCAAGAAAGAACATACCTGATGTTAGAGTAGGAGCACCAACAGGTTCTAGTGCTTACCACGATGTTGACCCAGATGACAAGATTTATGGAGACATTGACCTACAACTTGTTGTTCCTGAACTTCCAGACTTACAAGGAAAGACTACTGCTCAAATACAAGGTTACTGGTACAAGTTACTAGACGAGTATATTAAGAGCTCAAACATTCCTTACATTCACAACGACAGCGAGCCGGGCCATCCTATTGTTAGCATTGGTGATGACAAGTGGGTGCAAGTTGACTTAATGCCTCATCCTAAGCCATTAGAGAAGTGGGGTCGTTATCGTGTAACTCCGGAACGAGGAGTTAAAGGATTGTTAAACGGAAATATGTTTAGCGTTCTCGGCGAACTGCTAACTATGAGTATACAACATGCCGGTGTGCAGTTTAAGGTTAGAGATAACGTAAAACAACCATATAGCACAACAAGGAAAGACTACGAGTTAGTAACTGTTACAACAGACATTGAAAACTTTGTAATGGATATTTTTAAACACGAAGCAGAACTACAAAAGATTAAGAATCCTAAAGTAGATTCCTTGCTACAAAAACATCCTGGTGCTAATATTAACAACATCAAGATAGCTAACTTAGTAAACGCTGTTAAGGGCCTTGCTAAGAGTTTTGAACTTAACGATATGTACGGTAAAGGAGACCTAGTCAAATATGCTGATGCCAACGATTTTATCAACAATTTCAAAACTATCTACACAGCGAAAGCAGAGAAAGACATTAACGCCGTTAAACGAGACAAGGCTGAAACTCCTGAAGCAAAAGCTAGAGCAGAAGACGACCGACAAAAAGTAAAACAAGGCCTTGACATGGTTATGGGATTATTTTAAATGAGAGCATGGGAACTTTTAGTAGAAAGCAACGGTCGTAAAAAGATCAACGAAGCTATGGCTATGCGTGAGTATGCTCACCCAGAAGAATATCTCATTCGTGACGGAGTTGATGCCGGCATTGAGATCCTACAAGAATTAAAAGACGACATTGCTCAACCCGAAACACTTAACGTTAAGTGGGACGGTAAGGCAGCTATATTCTGGGGACGTGACGAACAAGGACAGTTCTACATGATTCCTAATAATCAGTGGAACAAAGGTCAGAAGTTAAGTCAAGAAGAACTAGCAGGTGAAATTCAACGTACTGGTCGTAAGTTACCTTCTCAAAGCGATGAAGAATTTGCTGCAATTAGATCACAGATGGCCGCGAACTATTCTGCACAGTGGAATGCTTTAGAAAAGAGCAGTCCAAGACAAGGATTCTATTGGGGAGACATTATGTTACGAGTTTACTCCTAACAAGATTACCTACACAGTTGATCCTAGTAAGGAAATCGGAAGAGCTATTAGCAAAGGTGCAAAGATCTTTATTGCTGTACACGGCCTAGTTCCTGAGTTCGGAGTAGATCCAACTAGCGACCTAAAGCCAGTTAGCCAAGCAGAACTATCTACATTAAATCAAAAGAACCCAGAAGCATACTTGTTAAGCGAGCGTCCTCAACAAAGAACTGCGGCCGCCGATGTTGGGTTTATTGATCAAGCTATTGAAGTCCTTTCTGCAAACAAGCAAACAGTTGATGCGTTCATGGCCTATACCGCTCCAAAGTTTACAGGCTTTAGAAATATCCTTAGAGACTACATCAATAATAAAGTTAAGAATAAAGGAAACTTAGATTTCCCTGGTTACATTGAATCTGCTAAGTTAAGCGAAAGCCAAAAGAAAATGGCTACAGATTATGTTTCTAAAAACCAAGCAGGAATCAAAGCCTTTGACAAAACAATTGGTACTCTAATTAGTACTAAAAATAAAGCACTAGCCGAGCTACAAACATCTCATGGTAGTTCAATGGCAGACCGACTAGGCATTAGTGCTAATGTAGGCGGAACGCCGGGCGGTGAAGGTTACGCTAAAATCCGCAAGACTGGAGCAGGCATCAAATACGTCAATCCAGACTTTAGATCTGCTGCTGTAAACGCTCGTTTTAGCGGTTAACAGACTGATTTTTTTCTCCCAAACTAAATACTATGCCGGCCTCTGAGCGAGGTCAATTGATTAAGGAGAAAATATCATGGCAGATCTAAGTTCATACTACAATACCTATACCAACGCTGGTGTAGGCGACGCTGATTCTATTCTAGGCGCAAACGCATATAAGCAAGAAACACCATGGTCACGTTTTTCTACACGTGATCTAACATTCTTGAAAGTTGTTGTTTCTGGCGGTACACCTCCAGATCTAAGCGTATCACCTGGTGCTACTAACAGCGATTTCGTTAAAGCTCTACGTGCTTTACAAAATTTTGGCGAACTACAATTTGTTGGCGCACCAAGCGCAACAGCATTCGTAGTTGCAGTTGCAGGCGACACACTACAAAGCAACGTTGGAATTGGTCAACCATCTGGTACAGCTTCTGCTGCTACATATGCAGATGCGGAAGCTCAAGTTCTAGCAGCTTTAGGTTCATGGGGTTCTGGTGTTGTAACAATTTCCGCTCTAACAGCTAGCGGCGCTTCAATCGCTTAATAGGGGCTATATAAAATGGCAAACCTATTAACAGCAACCGCAGGTGTAGTAACAGTTGACCCATATCGCGCAGGCGGTTCAGCAACTACTACACTAGGTGCAAACAACTACAAGAATGTCATCAGCCAATCAGATGCAGGTACTACTCTGATCGTTAGCGTAGCAAAGTCTGGTGGTATTACTGATGCTAACCTAAATAGCATCATCAATAACTATATGACTGTTGCGCACGGTGTTGCTGGTACAGGCGACTCTGCTTTCACAGTTGCAGGTATTGGTACAGCAGACGGTACTCCATTCGTAGCAGGTTCTACAGAAACTGTATACCTACGTTTACAAGGCACAGGCGACTTAACAGTTGCTGATGCTGACCTAAGCATTTCGGGTTATGCAGTTGCTCTTGTAGCAGTTTTCAAACCAGCAAAATAATTTCCTAGGGATGGGAAGTGGGGGCGGATTTATTCCGCCCTTTTTTGTTGGCTATAAATAGTAGCATATTATGCCGCGATACAGATTAACCACACTCATTGACATAACTCGAACGGATGCAGGTAAAAACAATCCGGACGAATTAAAAGTCAAACAACAACAAAACTTTAATAGCCTTCGACAGGCAATTGAACTTAGAGCAAACGTTCAGTGGTCTAGAGATCCTGTTTCTAACGATGGAAGATTGCCTGACCACATAGATGGAAAGGCTAGGCATTGGGTCTGGGAATTTGAAGTTGAAAGAGATGAACTATTCTTAGAAGATGGAGATCCGGTAGCGTTATTAAAAAAGGACCTACACGGAGTTCCGATTATTCCAGACCTCACTAATACAGTGGATCTATCTCCTCCTGCCATACAAACTAAAAACGGAAACACTAATACCTGGATTGAAATAATCTAGTGTTTTTTATTTCGGCATACTCAGTTTAAATACTAGTATGACAAACTTTAAAACTAAAACAATCAATCAAATTAGGCTCTGGGCTTGGACAGCGGCTGTCCTCCCTATTACAGCATTAGCAGGCATCTTCTTCGTATGGAAATTTGGCACCGACAATCTGTTCAACATTTCTATGATCATTGGCGAAACAACAATGTTTTCGTTTGCCGTTATCTGGTGGTGGTGGGCAATGTACATTCTTCGAAACCTTGTTAAACAATGGGACGAAACAAAAGAAAAAGTACATAATGTTTTAACAGACATTAAAGATATTAAATCTATAGTTGTCGAAGTGTTAAAAGAAGATAAATAAATCATAAGGCAAACAAAGGCGTAGTTTAAGGCATCCAGTGTTTTATCATTTTGGAGAGATTTATATGGCTACGTCGCCAACAACACAACTAGAAAAAGAAAGTCTTGAAGCACACGTTGATCTATGTGCCCTACGTTATGGACAGCTAGATGCTCGACTAACAGACCTAGAAAAGAAAGTGGAAACAATCCACGAAGATATTATTGAAGGTCAGAAATCAATGACCAAAGTTATTATTGGCACCGCAGGTACAATTATTGCAGGTGTATTAGGTATTGTAGTTACTATACTCATGAAAATGGGCTAAAGTAATATGCGTACTTAAATAAAGGACCATAGGTCCTTTTTTTATGAGTGAAATATCGAAACGATTTGAGAGTTTTGTTCGTTCAGCTAATGTTAAGTTAGCAGACGAAGGAATCCTCTTACCCGTAAAAACGGACAAAGGTATTGTAATTGGCGAATCATTAATTGTTAGCGAATCTAATTTAAAACACGTTTACTATAGAGATTTTATATATAAGGACATATACTTAAATGCTGCGGCAATTACAATTGCCACATTGTTAACCTTAAGAAAGCAGTGGTCTTTAGCAGATGAGATATATAGAAATGATCAAGAATACGGTAAATGGTTTGTAGATAATCAACATTTGCTAGCACTACACAGAAAAGCTCGAGAAAAAGAAGATTTTGACAGAGCGGACATGTTTTGGGCCAGGTATCAAGAAAGTCGCGATCGTGCGCAAACAGCTAAAGCCAAAGTTGAGCGATTGGTTAAACAGCGATAAATAAACAATAAGTAATTCTCGGGAAATTTCTATGAAAAGCAACGATCTATTTGCAGTACATAAATCAAGTAAAAGGCTAAACGAAGGCCTAGAAAAAACATTCGGCAAGAAATTAAATCTTGAAAGCTTCTCTATGCCTCAGTTAGAAGATGCAAGAAACAAGCTACGTACACAGATTAGCCAAGTACGTACTCAGTCAGGATTTAACGAAAATCTAGAAAACGAAGCCTATACAGAAGCTAAGTTTATGTT